CATCTTTTGTACAGTCATTGGATTGCGAGGATCGTTAGCTAATATATTCATCTGTTCTAGCCATATTATACCATACTTATTTGTCGCTGTAAACTCTCCATTTGGTCCAATCTCATACTTAACTTTACCGTTTAAGTTTGCACCACCAAAAACTTGCTGCATACCATCGAAATGTCCTGTACCACCAAATAATATAGACTCAGGATCTACGAGATGAGGATAAGCAAATGCCATATAACGTGCTGTATTCTTGCATGGATACAATGGACTTCTAAATCCTTGATGTTCTTTGAAGTATGCTTCTAGTCGTTTAGCAAATTCCATCATCGTGAATGGTCGACCCATCTTTGCAGGTTCATCTAAGATAGTATGAATATCTTCAGCTGCTTTCATTGGACCATCAATCAACCAATCTTTTACGTTCGTACCTTTAGGATAATATATTTGGAATAGGTCGTTGCGTGCATGACGCTGAGTCTTAAATCTTTCACGGGTTGCAGGAATACCATCATGCATTAATGACATGAGTGTACCCCAATGTTCATTACTAAACGAGAATACAAGTGTATAGAATAAACGCAACTTATTATCTGTGATTGGTTTCATCACATCTACAAATGGATGTTCATGCCAATGAAGACGATGCGAGAAGATCTGATAATCTTCTTTGAGTAACTTGTCTTCTCGTTTATCAAATGCATGACACCACTCAAAGAACTTATCAAACCTTTGTTCTTGTGTCCAATCCTTCATCCAACTTTCTGTTGGTTTACCATTCTTTAATACTACATCACTTGTACCTTCGTATGTAATATTCTTATATGGTTCATCGATGAATTGAGTTAAATCGTTTTGCATAGTTCTTTATATTGTTCTACTGTCAAACCAGCTTGCTTAATAACTGCATCGTCTGAGGGATGTGCTTTCATACCATTGAATGATTTTACCAACCCGAGTTTCAACATATTTTGTTGTCTACCAAATGGATGATCTTTAATCGTGCACGATGACCAAACATTATCGAAATCTAAATGATCATAGTCTGCACCAGGTCTAACATAGTTTTCAACCCAACGGATAAAGTCACAACACACGTCTTCAGCATTATATGGATATGACTTAACATCTTCGTAAATCTTTTCCATAACCTTGTCCAAGAATTCAATGGGTTTCATCTTCTTAGTTGGTTTTGCTAAGTAAGATATACACTCAACTGCATTCGTTCCATAATAGAATGGAGATTCTTTATTAACGTATTGTGGATACCAGTCTGCAATATCCGCTACAACTGCTGCATACTGAAAGTGATATTGACGAAGACCATTATCTACGTTCCACTTCAGCATGAAGTCTCCGATCTCTCGTAGATCTCGTTTACCACCTTTTTCTAAGAACTCTGCAAGATCGCGTGCTAAACGTGGTGCAAATTCTGTCAAGTAATAATCACCATTTCTCTTATAGTTCGATCCAACTGGTGGTTTAGGGAATGCTGGAAATTGGTAACCTACTGAAGTATAAAATGGTTTAGGATGTTTATTAACGATCTCTGTCATTCCTTCAATAGTAGTTGCTTTATGCAAGTTGAAGAGAAGAGTGTTATGATAACCTGATGGTTTAGTAGAATAGTTGATTGCTGATCCGCATACGCGATGTAAGATGAATATGTACAACCATTCAGGCAATTTAAAATCTTTATGTTTGCCAGTCCAATCGTGTGCTACTACTTCTCTTTGTCTGGTAATTTTACCAGCTTCCATCTTCTTCCAATATGGGTGTTCTTCTGTCCAACCATAGAAACAATCGTTGACGATCTGTGAAAAACCGGCGTACTTACGTTCTACTACATCGTATAGTTCTACATGATGAAACAGTTCATCGTTCATATCTGAATCTATATGCGCAAGCATACCATAAGGAGGTTCGTCAGATACGTTACACTTCTTTTGTTGATCTAAAGCTAGATTGAAATAACGAATATATTCGTCATAGTATTTAGTGGTTTCTATGCTCATTCAAATATTTCTTTAAATTTTTTAAAAGTTGTTTTTCGTAGGTAGGATCATTCAGATTCCTATTTCTTGGAGACGGATGATCGATCTTATAATGATCTATGTGATATTTAGTGCATACTTTAGAAACAAATCCACCAAGCGCAATCACAATCTTTTTATTATACACAGCATCATGTAATGCAAAGATATCAACATCTTTTATATCATAGCTGTTTATCTTATTAGGTATAACGTTATGAAAATCCCATTCTGTAAGGCCGACTGAATCACACCAACGTTTTAGTCGAGCAAAGGTTCCATTAGAAAATGGTTCTGTCTTAGTGGATGGACATTGACCAAGTATGATGATTTCATCCGAAGATGGGACATCAACAAAATCTTTTACAGATTTCATATTACTTTTACGAGGATACGAGCTTCAGCAAACATGTCCGCGGATGTTTTCCAACTTTCAACCCAATGCGGTTGAAGATTCAAACATTCTGCAGATATGATAACTTCTTCTATTCCAACTTGAATGATACCTTTTGCGCACTCACTACAGATTGGTAGACCATACACATACAATCTGGCACCATTCAACGAAACTCCATTGTATGTTGCATTATAGATTACATTCATCTCTGCATGAACTACGAACTTATATTTAGTTGGTCTATCATTTAAACGATCGGGCGTATCTAAGATTCCTCGAGGGAATCCATTATAACCTTGAGCCAAGATTTGGCCCATGTATCCGACTGCTACAGCACCAACTTTAGTATTAGGATCTTTCGACCATTGTGCAACGTGCTTAGCTAAATCTAGATATCGTAAATCCCATTTATGAGTTTGGTCCATATTCCCCGTCCTCAGCTTCTACTAGTTTAAAATGCCGCTCATAGACATGAAGAGAGCTGACATTCCAGAAAAGATCACCAATATCATATACAGTAGAACGCTTGCCGTTGATTGCCTCAAGGACTTGTTCTTGAACATATTTTTGCCAAGCATAATCATTTTTATAACCGAAGACCGCATCGTTTGACCTCATATAGACTGACGCATGGAGTTTACCTTTGCGAATGAAATATTGTACAGCATTCGTACACATAAAATCAGACATACCATTTTTATTATAATCTTCATGCATACTTGGTCGTGTATAGATCATCGTTGCACGACGAGATAATGGAGATTTGACAAGTTCATCTACAACTTTGGCAAATTGATAACCATTTTCTTCTGAATAGATGCACCAACCATAGTTTGAATTGATCATGCCATTTTTATCGGCAACCATTTTCCATATTTCTGGAGGACCACCGGGAATATCATTAACGTTGCGTGACATCGAACGATACCATTTAAGTTCGCGTTCAATATAATCTTGATTTGGTGTACCAAAGATTGCAGCTTCATCGGCAAGGAAAGAAGCATTTACTATCTCGATAGTCTTAACACCAGATTTATCGGTTACAAAATTTTGATCATGCAATTCATTGATTAGTTGATGACGAATGTCATAAACGGTTGGTATAACGTACATTATTTAGTGCCTCTAAACTTTGTTGGGATAAGTGCTTGATTTTCTGGGTTTGGTTTATTGAAGATATCACGATCTGGTTTTTGACCAGGTACATCACCGCGCATATAAGCAACTACGAATGATGCATAGTTGATCATATCTAGTGCTGAATCTTCGACTGATTCGTAGTTGACGTTGCCACCAGCTTCCATAGTTTCAAGGACTGAAACCATACGAAGATACTTTGCATGGATAATGTCGAGGATAGAGACTACACCGCGTGGATAATAGTCAGCTTGTTCAACTCGACTAGCTGCATTATTATAATCTTGACCTTTTTTCTCTTGGATATTGGCTGCTTCTAGCAGAATATTTGCTGATGGTCTTGAATAAGTTGATGAGTAAGAAGTTGTATATGTTTTTACTCCTGCTTGAGAAGTATCATATTTTGCTGTCATAATATCTTTAATTTGCATGTTATTTCCTTGACGTTGATAGGTATATTATACCACATTAATTTCTCGCTGTACACTAGATTTCAGCAGTTCTGTAAGCATATTCTAAAGCTCGTTCAGCTTCGGTCTGTAATGGTCGTTTTTGATAACGACGCGATGTATCTCTATCAAGCTGCCGAATCAGTTCAGCAATCTGACTAGATGTGATAGGATATTTGCGTTTGATTGCATTACATGCTATAGATGTCATGATCTTATAAATCATTGCATAACGACCAGATCCATCGACATTAGATATGGTGCTGTATTCATTCACCAACTTCTTATTGACAAATGGGCAATCTCTATATGATGTCCATTCAAAATCATAGTTTGCTTGATTCTTTAGCAGCTCTTCACGATGATTGATAACTTTCTTTTGCACTTCAGGTGGTAACCTATCCATGAATGTTGCAACGCCAGATTGTTGTACAACATACGGATGTTTATTCATCAAAGCAGTTGGATCAATAAAAGTACCAGTAGCATTAGTAAAGATAAAGTTATTAGCCCCTGGATATATAGCAGGGACATAATACATTCTCGATAAGTCTTTAGTCTGTTCATCTCCGAGGTTGTTGAACTCTCTGTTGAGCGCGAACCAGAAATGTTTGATTGATTCTTTCCGCACACTAGATTTAAGTGGGAATACAAGGCGAAACTTCGGATGATCAATACTGCTACTAGAGGTAGAGTAACACACATAATAATAAGAGTTGCCGTAAAGAGCATGTAATTCATCTTTTAAATTTCCTTGGAATTTATGGTCATCGATATCTAATGCTGCCCATCCTGCCCATTCAATGACGTTATCATTGGCGCGAGTCTTACCTTCTAGAAATATAGCAGGAGAAATTAATGGAGAAGCCTTAAGACCTTTCGGCGCTTTGCGTTCTCCACGTTTTAGTTTGTAACCTGGTGTCTCAGCCATCTTATATAGCATGGCTTCGAACTCTTCCCACGTTTCATGATGTATTTGGCGATGTGTCTTATTATCAAAGATAGACGCAAACGCTGTCAAAGAATAATTCATAATTAGTCATATATCTTTTCAAGCAATCCAGTATTGTCAACGTGTGTTGGCGCTGTCCAACCTTCTGGCTTGATAAGATCTGGTAATCCTAATGGATTTGGTCGAGATTCTTTAATGCCAACTTCTTTGTTCATGTTTGCTTTATGTACACGATCCCATGCTGTATATGCATCTACACCAAATGCATCTAAAGTTCCGATTGCTACAACACAAAGATCGATTAAAGCATCGACTGCATCATCAGCATTGAAAGATGTTTTCAATTCATCTAATTCTTCTTGCAAAAAATTTGCTCTGAATGTTAGATATGTGTCTAATTTATTTGCATCAAACTTACTTACGACTTCTCGCACACCATATTTAGTGTGCATTTCATGTATATCTTGTACCCAATCTTTACTCATAATTACTCCTTAAAATAATATTATACCACACATTTTTCTCGCTGTACATGTTAAGCAAAGAAATCCTCGAGTGATGCTGTCTGTTCTGCTTTCCAACCGATTGCATCGAGGATTAATTTTGCTGGTTCCAAAAATGCTTTCTCGAATTGTTTGTCATTATCGATATACTTATCTAGCTTAAATTCTGGTGGCAATATATCAACGAAACCAATAACGTCTTCTTTCATAGGATTGTTAGGATACAGATAGATGTATTTGATCTTGTCACCACCTTTAATGGGAGTGTAAGTCTTCAATCCTTGTTTTTGTAGCATGTGATTATACAAGATGGCTGCACGTGAATTTATCGGCGTACCCTTTTTGTAGATCGTGTCACGTGATTGATATTCTTTGACCGAAGAGACTCCACGCGGGAAGGCTTTCTCATGCGCAGGGAGTTGGTCAAATTCAGCTCGATAATTTTGAATAAACGATTGAGTCTCAGCTTCCGTACCACTGATGAGCACTTTAAACAACCTTTCAAAAGCCTCGCGACACGTGCCCGGTGTAGACGACTTGATCGCTTCAATGCCCATGATCTTGAGCTTCGGTTTAGCATAACGTACTCCTTCGTTATCTAATACGTTTAAGATATATCGTTTCTTAGCGGTCCATATGGCACGATCTGCGATAGCTTCTCGTTTCATGCTAAGACGTTTTTTATAGGCATTCATCTTATCTGCAAGTTCATCGAACGATTTACTTAATACAGACTCTAATGAATCAGCACACAACTTATCAAGGAAGTCGGTTATCTTTGCCTTGTCAGTTATATTAGTTACCTTAACAACCTCACTAAGATTAACATACACAGAATCAGTATCAATAGCGATGACATAGTCTTTTTCCTTTTGGTTCTTTAGAGCTTTGTTGAGATATTCGTTTACTGCTTTCTCAGCCCATCGGATGATCATTTGACCAGACAGTGTGATGCCTTCTGCAATTTCCATAGTAAAGTAACGGAAGTACTTGTTACCAAGTGCACCGTAAAGTGAGTTCAATAGAATCTTAATAGATGTTTGTTGATTTTCGTATCGAGCAATATCTCTTTCGATCCTATAGATTTCTTGTTTGTTAGATTTATCAGATGCTTCTAGTTCTTTCTTAGCATCGAGCATAAGCTTCTTGATCTTAACGCGTTCGTCATACATGTCTTCGATGATCTTAGGCATGAAACCCTGTTTTTTATTCGAGAACATTTGACCGCTTCCGGCGATACCGTACTCTGTCTTCTCCGGTTGATATCCTTCAAGAATAGAATCAGGAGATACACGATGATCGTGTCGACCTTTTACAATAGTTTCTGGAGACATGTTCCACTGAACAATGATATTCGGGTATAGTGAGTTCACGTCGAACGATGCAACCCAATCGTGAACGCCGCAATGTGGATCTTTGACATAACCACCATCGTATGGTTCTTTAATCGATTCTTTGTTTGGTGGTACTACTATATTTTGTGGTAACAGATAACGATAGATTAGACTATCCCAAATAGCAGTTGTACCGAACGTATCGTTATAGTTGACACCAGCTCTGTAAGCCATCGTAAAACATAATACGATCAAACCTACTTTATCTTCCATGCGATCAACGAGATCTACGTCACGAATATTATAGTCGATGAATTTTTGATGGTCAGTCATGTACAACGAATGTAGTGTACCATCATATTCTAGTTTATGTTCACCAAGTACAACATTAGCGATATGATCTAGACGATATGTTTCTTGTGGACCAAAAGTATAACCAAACTTTTTAAATAGATCCATCCAATCTAGTTGTGCTACGCCGATGATATCATACATCTGCACTTGCTTTTTCTGCATAGTGACTTGTTTTTCTTCGACTCTACCCCATGGAGATAGCTTCTTAATAGTATCTTCATGAACGATACGAGCTGCACGATTGATGATGTATGGGATATCGAAGTTACGAATGTTCCAACCAGTCACAACATCTGGCATGTGAGAAGGTGTACCCCAGTGGGCGATGAACTTAATTAGTAGTTCGTGTTCATCACGACACTTCTCATACTTAACACGATTATCTTTCATGATCGATTTAGACACATCATAATCGCCGAGACCGAACACATAGAAAGTGTTGTCTATATTATTTTTAATCGTGATTGCGGTGATAGGATAATTAGCTTGTTCAGGTTCAGGAAAACCTTCGTCAGAAGCAACCTCGATATCGATTGTGGTGATGTTGATTAATGAAGGATCGAACTTGATTTCATTTGGAAACTTCTCTGCAACGAACTGTGCGATGTAATTAGTGTTGCCATAGATCTCAAAGTTTGATACGTCTTTATATCGTTCGAGAAATTCTTTGGCTTCACGCATGGTTTCGAGACGGACAGGTTCAACTGACTTGCCGTCGAGAGCTTTCCATGCAGTAGATTTTTCTACTGGCACATACAGCGTAGGAGAGAAGGGGATTTTTGTTTGTATTCGTCTACCGTCTTTGTAACCGCGGTAGAGAAGTTGATTGCCGTAGCGAGAAATATTTGTGTAGAATTCCATATAGCCTATTATACCATAACGAGATAAAAAAGTACATACCTTTTAGATCTTATTTTGGCATTACATTGGCTATTTGGATACCACTCCCAAACATTTTGTTGTAGTTGTTTCGCATCTCCACAGAAGGTTCTGCGATGATTACTACTTTATCTTTGCTGATGTTGACTTCAGAACCATCTAAGTAAGGCATAAATGGGATCAATCCTACTCCAAAAGAAGTACCTTGACCTTGTGGAACTAAATGAATTGTTGCAGGATTTTTAACAGTGAATGTATCTGCGGTTTCTGTAACTTCACCAATGATTTCTTGTGCAGTTACTAATTGAAGTACTTTAATCATAAATCACCTTTTTCAATAACGTATTCAACGATTAAGTTTGCCTTATGCACATCATCGACGTGTTGTAGAACAAACTTACCATTATAAAAATTTGTCATAATTAATAAAACATATCCTTTCATCTGACTGGCTTTTATATACCAATCACCTAATCGGACTGTCTCCATTGAAACTAAATGGTTTGTTTTCTCTTTCATACTATTATCTATAAAAGAGATGGGAGGCACTTAGGCCTCCCGCTTTTTACGACTGAGGTTTTTTAGGTGGTATACCGTTAACCCAATCCCAATCGTCGTCTGTCATTGGGACCCAGTTATTCATTTGCATTCTCCATAAGCAGCCATCAACTTCTGAGCTTCCTTATGTTTACCATTTCTGGCGAGATCGGCTGCAGCTTTTGCATAGCCCATGCCTTTAAAGCAAATATAAAGCTTTCTAAAAAAGTTTTTCATTTTATTCACTCTCATTCAAGAGTTCTTTTTTAGACTTTTTTTCACCTTTAACTTCAATCTTACGAATTGGTTGTACGTCAACCATCTTGTCTAATGCAATCTTTAACATACCATTAATGATCTCAGCTGATTGAACTTCGATCTTGTCAGCTAATGCAAATGTACGAGTGAATGCACGGTTTGCGATACCTTTAAACAAGAATTCTTGGTTATCAGCGTCGTCTGTAGTCTTACCAGACACAACAAGTTTGTTGCCTTCTAGTGTAATATCTACGTCAGATTGAGAAAATCCAGCAACTGCAATTTCAATAGTATACTTGTTATCAGATACTTTTTTGATATTGAATGGAGGATAGTTTGGTACGTTTTTTGCTAGCTCTTGACCAAGCTTAGCCATTTCGTCAAATTGCTTGTCGAAACCCACAAAAAATTTGTCAAAATCTTTTGAGGAAACGTTTAAGACATCGAAAGGTTTTTCGAATAGTTGTTTTACTAATGCGTTCATAATAGCTCCTATTAAGCGAGTTAAGTTAATTAAAATCTCACCCCAAAATGGGCGTGAGGATGGTAGTTTTTTACATGGTTACTACCACCATGTTCCCATCCCGAGGGATCAGAATTCTTTTCTTGTGTTACCTATATTATATTTAGGACACAATTCCCATTCATCGCGCTCTTTAAATGACAATACTTTGATCTGTCTTAAAGGAGCCCGATCTTTGGACTGTTCTACATTATTTATACTCACAAGACCCCAATCCGATAATAGCACCGCGATCGTGTTTCTTCTTTGAATATCGTTTTCTGTAATGGTTGACGGCTTGCCATCCAATACAAATAATTCTTTAAAATGAACGATGAAATATCTACCTTGCTTATGTAGTATATGGCAAGATTGATATAGTTTCTTATCCTTACGTGACGCTACTCCGATTCTAGTTAGAGTTTCGCGTACTTTTAGGAAATCGTCCGGCTCGTTTAGTGTGATTTCCAGCATAGAAGCTGGTGTCCACTCGACGCTCTTTTCGTTATTTTCCACCTTTGAAAATCCTTTGTCTCAATTGTCCCATTTGATCATCGCTAAGCAGAGGCAGAACTTGACGAGCCTTCTCATTGCTGTAGCCATAATACTCTTTAACCACTTCCAAATCATCAGAAGAGATAGGTTTAATCCACTTGGCAAACCTTTTTTTCTTCCTGATTGTATTTATAAGAAACTCGTTTTGAAGCTTCTTATCTAGGAAATGGCGCTGGTTCATTTCATTGGCCAGCAGGACAGTGTCATAGTGATAGGACAAAGATCTATTCACCATGAAAGGATTATAATTTTTCTCACTTAGCTCATCTACGATAAGGTT